GTAGAGCCTGTAGAAGACCCAACAGGTGGAGCAGCAGAAACAGGTGTAGGAGCCGGAGACACAGGAACAGGAGGAGGTGAAGGCACTGGAGAAGGCACTGGTACTGGTGCAGGGATAGGTGCAGGACTTGCTGTGGGGCTTGCAGCGGGGCTTATGAAGCCACAGGGAGTAACTAAAAAATTATTTGAAGACTATGGTTTTACACCGATGTACCAAGCTCCCGAAGCAGTAAAGAAAGCAACACAATACCAAACACCGGACTTCACCCCAAGTTTATTTAGGAACATAATATAATGAGTACAACTTATTTATCATTAGTCAACAGTGTCCTTAGACGATTGAGAGAAGACGAAGTATCTGGTGTAACTAACACAGCTTACTCTAAGATGGTAGGTGACTTTGTAAACGATGCAAAGACACAAGTAGAGAACGCACATGACTGGTCTACTCTAAGGACTACAGTAGTTGTTCCTACAGTTGAAGGAACTACAGAATATAGCTTGACAAATGCAGGAGAACGTGTTAAAATATATAGCGTTATTAACGATACTTCTAATTTCTTTATTAATTACCAAACACCTACATGGATTAACAACGCAGTCTATAACACTGGGTCTATCAGCGGCTCTCCTGAATACTACACCTACTCAGGAGTAGATAGCTCAGACGATACTAAGGTTAGAGTTTATCCTAATCCTGATGGTGTATATTCATTACGTTTTGACTTAATAGCAAGGGAAAGCGACTTATCTAATGATGCAGACGAAACTGTCCTGCCTGCTAATCCTATTGTCCACACAGCAGTTGCACTACTCGCAAGAGAAAGAGGAGAGACTGGCGGCACGACTGCACAAGACTACTTCCTCATTGCAGACCGTCATTTATCAGACGCAATTGCGTTAGACGCTTACAAGAATCCAGAAGAATTTATTTGGCAACCTAAGTAATGGCTCAGCAAAGACAGAACATCTACATAGGCGCTCCGGGGTTTCGTGGGTTAAACACTCAAGATTCTCCTGTGGGTCAAGACCCTTCCTTTGCTTCTGTTGCAGAAAATGCAGTCATTGACAAGTTTGGTCGTATTGCAGCGCGTAAGGGTATAAATAAGCTCACTAGCTCAGCAACGCCACTGGGGTCTAGTATAGGTGTAGAAACTATCTTTGAGTTTGTAGACTATAGCGGAGACAAAGTTGTTTTCTCTACTGGCAATAGTAAGATATTCACAGGCACCACCACACTAACTGATGTTACTCCGGGCAGCTACACAGTATCCGCAAACAACTGGAAGATTATAAACTTTGCTGACCATGCTTACTTTTGGCAGCGAGGACAAGAGCCGCTAATATACACCGATGAGTCAGGCTCTGGTGTCCTTGAGAAGTTTAGTGACCATTCTCATGCTACAGGTACACCACCACAGGCTAACGAAGCATTAGCTGCCTTTGGTCGTGTATGGGTTGCTGACGTTACAGGCAACAAGCACACACTGTACTGGTCAGACTCTTTAGCAGGACATGCGTGGACAGGTGGTAGTTCAGGTAGCTTAGACATCACTACAGTCTGGCCTACAGGACACGATGAGATTGTAGCACTAGCGGAGTTTAATGACTTCCTAGTTATCTTTGGTAAGCGTAGCATACTATTGTACCAAGGTGCTTCATCACCATCCAGCATGACACTATCTGATACTATCACTGGTATCGGATGTATCGCTAGAGACAGCGTACAGAGCAACGGTACAGACCTTATATTCTTGTCTGACTCTGGTTTACGTAGCTTAGGTAGAGTTATCCAAGAGAAGTCTAATCCTATTGGTAATGTATCCAAGAATGTACGTGACACTATGATGCAGGCTGTAAACACACAGACAGGTAACATTAAGTCAGTGTACAGCCCAGAAGAAGCCTTCTATCTGTTGTTCTTACCTTCCTCCTTGGAAGTCTATTGCTTTGATATGCGCGGGACGTTAGAAGATGGCAGTTATAGGGCGACTACTTGGGAAGGCAATGCTCTACTGTGTGGCGAGAGAGCAGAAGACGGTACACTGTACTTTGGTAACTCAGTAGGTGTCAACGACTACAGTGATTACTTGGATGATGCTGATACGTACACATTCAAATACTTCACAAACCCACTGTCCTTTGGCGACCCCTCGAAAGTTAAGATGCTCAAAGAGATTAACTTTACAATCATAGGCGGCTCAGGTAGTGAGATAGTAGGCAACTGGGCTTACGACTACACTGAAGGTTACAGTAAGCAAGCATTCACTGTTGCTACTAGCCTTATCGCAGAGTACGGAATATCTGAGTACAACGTAAGTACGTCAGAGTACAGTGCTACTATTGTTATTGACGTTGCTAAACTTAAAGCAACAGGGTCAGGCAAAGTAGCCACCATAGGCATAGAAGCAACAATAGACCAACGGGCCTTGTCAATACAAGAGCTAAACACTGAAGCAGTTATAGGCAGACTTATATAATGACTGATTATACAAAAACAACTAACTTTGCAGCAAAGGACTCCTTACCTTCAGGCAACGCTAATAAGATTGTCAAAGGCACTGAGATTGATACAGAGTTTAATAACATTGCAACAGCGTCAGCGACTAAGGCAAACATTGCTAGTCCTACGTTCACTGGCACAGTAACTATACCCACAGCAGACATCAATGGTGGTGCTGTAGACGCTACGACTATAGGAGCATCTAGTGCTTCAAGTATCGTAGGAACAACCATTGTAGCAAACACCAGCATCAACATTGCAGGTGATGGCGCTACTGTAACTGGCATTAAAGATGAAGATGATATGTCTTCCAATAGTGCTACCAAACTGGCTACTCAACAGTCCATCAAAGCATACGTTGACAGCCAAGTAACCGCACAGGACTTAGATGTTACTGACGGCTCATCAAGCATTGACATTGACTTAGATAGTGAGTCTCTGGGCATTCTAGGCGGCACAGGGCTATCTTCTACTGCATCAGGTACAAGTGTAACCCTTGCAATAGACAGCACCGTAGCGACGCTTACAGGCTCTCAGACGCTGACTAATAAGACGCTTACTGCTCCTACTCTTACAGGCACAGCAGTAGTAGCTTCTTTGGACATCTCAGGCGACGTAGATGTTGACGGTACGTTGGAAACTGACGCACTGTCTATCAACGGTACTACAGTAACCAGCACAGCCGCTGAGCTTAACATCCTTGACGGTGTTACGTCTACAGCAGCAGAGCTTAATATACTAGATGGTAAAGCATTTCTTGATGAAGACAATATGGCATCTAACAGTGCTACAGGCATTGCTTCTCAACAGTCCATCAAAGCTTATGTAGACTCACAGGTAACTGCACAGGACTTAGACGTTACTGATGGTTCTACATCTATTGATATTGACCTTGACTCAGAGTCTTTAGGTATTCTTGGTGGTACAGGTATTGACTCCGCTGCATCAGGTACTGGAGTAACATTGTCTATTGACAGTACTGTTGCTACGTTAACTGGTTCACAGACTCTTACGAATAAGACATTGACTGCTCCTACGCTCACAGGTACGGCTGTAGTGGCTTCTCTGGACATCTCTGGTGATGTAGATGTTGATGGTACTTTAGAAACTGATGCGCTATCTATTAACGGCACAACGGTTACGTCTACGGCAGCAGAGTTGAATATACTAGACGGCGTTACCTCTACCGCTGCCGAGCTAAACATCCTAGACGGGGTGACGGCTACCACTGCTGAACTTAACTATGTGGACGGCGTAACTTCTGCCATACAGACCCAGATAGATGCTAAGGCACCTATTGCTAATCCAACGTTCACCGGCAGCTTCACAAGCCCCGGTATTGACGATAACGCAGATGCCATAGCTATCACGATTGATAGTTCGGAAAATGTGGGTATCGGGACTGGCAGCGCCGGTACATTTAGAACAAAGATTAAACATAGTGCAGCAAGCGTAACAACGGGATTGGGCATTGAGGCTTCTGCAAATGACTCTGTATTGAGAATTTTCCACTCAGGCAGTCTTGCTGGCTTTAACGCCACCTACAGCAGCACTGGAGCCTATGTTCCGATGGTGTTCAATGTCGGGGCAGGCGGGGAGGCCATGCGCATAGACACCAGCGGCAAATTGAACATCGGTGGCTCAATAATGAGCGAACTGCTTAATGTTCAGACCGCAAGCAGTAGTGCGACTGCGATGATTGAGTTCAGAAACACTCAAAGCGGTACTCAAATTGGAATGCCAGCAAATGAAAATGCGCTGATTATCAAAACGGCTGACGCAGAACGCATGCGCATCACCGCCAGCGGCGCTGTACAGTTGTCTGCTGGTGGGTTTTTCTATGCAGACTACATAAGGGCTACAAGCGATACAAATACCGGCATAAATATGACAGGGAGCGATATTATAGGCTTCCAAACTGCTGGCAGCGAACGCATGCGAATTGACGGCAGCGGCAACGTGGGCATCGGGACTGACAATCCTAGTGATGCATTACATATATATAGAGCAACAGGTGATTGCGCTTTAGTACTTGAAACAGGACAAGACAGTGGTGCTGCTGAGCCTAATATCTATTTAAAAGGTTATGCAACAAACTCAGAGCCCACTATTTATTTTGGCGATAGATTCGGTTATCCCGGATTAATTAAATATGACAATGTTGATGACCATATGCACTTCAGCACGAATGGCTCAGAACGCATGCGCATCAACAGCAATGGCAAAGTGGAGGTGATTGCTAGCGGTCAGACATATGTGCACCATATTAACAACGGTACATATTCTTGGCTGACGGGAACCGATGGTAATAACTACAATTTTTATTCAGCAGAAGGCACGTTGCGTGGAAAATTAACTGTTGCTGGCGTGTTCACTGATACTTCAGACCAAGCGTATAAAAAAGACATCAAAGATATTGGATATGGACTTGCAGAAGTTAAGCAATTGCAGCCTCGCGCCTACAAGATGGAAGTCAATGATGAAGACCAACTAGGTTTCATTGCTCAAGAAATGGAACAGGTTATTCCTGAAGTTGTTTCTGGCGAAGAAGGCAGCAAAGGCTTGGCATACGGACATCTTGTGCCTGTACTAGTCAAAGCAATGCAAGAACAGCAAACCCTAATTGAATCACTAACAGACCGCATAGCACAACTGGAGAACAACTAATGCAATGGACAGTATCCACAATGGACAGAACCCTAACCGACGGCGACCTAAGCGACGTTGTAACTGTACTGCACTGGCAATGTATCGACAGTGAGACAGTGGATGACGTAACGCACTCAGGCAGATGCTACGGCACTGTATCGCTAGAAGCACCAGATGCAGACAGCTTCACAGCTTACGCAGACATTTCTGAAGCAGACGCTATTGCTTGGGCTAAAGCAGCCCTTGGTGAGGAGCAGGTTGAAGCATGCGAAGCATCAGTCGCTAATCAAATTGAACTTAGTAAAAACCCAGTAAGCGGCACAGGAGTACCTTGGTAGTGGAATTACTATTAAACATCTTTAACATGGCTACAGCAGCCGTTGCACTAGCATCAGCAATAACAGCAATGACACCAACGCCCAAGGACGATGCTATGGTTGCTAAAGC